TCACTGCGGAAGGCGTCTGTAACAACCGAACTGATAGTCTGCCAGACCCGCCATAACCAGCTGGGTCAGTATTAACTGGCAGCGTTCGCGTGAAAGGTAAGTATTCTGCGCTATCTCCCCGACTGTCGCCGGTTCGGTAACGCTTAATTCATTAAACACTACTCTGGCGGTTTCTGTCATATCCTGCTGTTTTAGCATGTCTTTTTCCCTTTTCCGGTTAACGTGACACACCAATAACTCTTGTCGAAAAAGCCAGCAAGCTGAAAGACAGGTATTCACCGCCACCAGCGCGTTTACTGTACTGACGCGATTTCAGTCATAAAAAACCCGCCAGGCGGCGGGGTGTAAAAAATCTTCTAACGTCAGGCATAAAACGCCCATCGTTAGAGCAAATTTACCACAGATTCGGGAAAAATCAACAACACTATCGCGTTACCCTCTTTAACTGCCGCTCCGCCCATGCCTCTTCAATGTCAAACCGAACCACCAACGTATCGTAAAAGCGTTTCACTGATTTTTTCCACGTATCAAGCGTGATAGCACTCGTCACTTTGCATATGGCATTAAATGCCTCCGTTGATGGTAGTCTTTCACAGCCACGACCACCACAACGCTGGCAGTCTCTGATAACAGGCATACCACGTTTTACCGACTCTTCACGATGAATGGCGACACCACGCCCACGGCAATCCTTACAGGCGGTGGAAACCTCACCCTTTCCGCCACACTCCGGACAGGCAACTTTTACCACCTCCCTGACTTTTTTCCATTCTTCCCAGTAAGACGGATACACACCTTTCGTACACTTTGCCCATACCGGCGGCTTACCATCCGGATACTGGACCTTGTTTGTAAAAACTACGCTTTCAATAAATTTTTCCCCATAGCAACAAGGGCACTGCTTTTTACTCGCTGCGCTGCGGGCATAATCCTCAAAAGCGTACGAAGCCATAATGCGCATCACTACCGGTTTTATTTCTGCCGGGAGTTTTCTTAACGCCGCCACGCGATCACACCGACTGAGTGCATATTCTGTCAGCAATTCTGTTGCCCGCTCTCTGTCATTCATACTAATGCCCATTTTCCCAAGGAACGCAGAAAACCCCATCTCAGCCCGATTCTGTGTCATGCCCTGCGCGGCCATCACATCAGTGATACTCAGCGCATCTTTCGACGTTGAGGCCGATGCATCAGTCAGGCCGGGGGATTTTGGGGAGTAGTATTTCGGTAAATCTTCCAGTTTCATTTTTTGACCTGCCCTTCAAGCATTATGGGGTAAATCTTCACCCCCAGACGTCCACCAGATACTGGCTGAGCACGAACGATATTGATTTCATCAAACTGCTCATCGTCCATTAGCAACCCCGCATGCGTCAGCGCATCCAGCGGCGCTTTCAGAATATTGTCCAGGTCACGGCGGCGCTTATCCGGTGGTTCTGCAATAATTTTTATTGCCAACCTTCCGGACAGGCTTAATTTCAGCCGCTGCTGGCGAACAATAAGCGCCACTGCCCGGCGATAACGCTCCCCGGCTTTTGATACAAAATATGTGCTGCCACGACGACGCCAGTAAGTGTTCACCGTTGGCGGGTAAGGCAAAACAAATTCTATGCGTTCAGTCATTTATGCTTTCCACTTCAGAACACCCGAATTTCTCGCGTGCATTAAAAAACGAATCAGCAACAACAGCTGGCTGCCGTGTTTTTCTTCAAAATCTTTTACCCCGGCGTGTAGTTCGCTATGGCATTTACGGCACAGCGGAATAACAAACAAATCATCAGCCTTTGTTCCCATCCCTCCCAGTCCATGACCAATGATGTGATGCGGATCATCTGCCTGATTGCCACACGTCATGCATTTCTGCGTTTTTACCCAGCGCGTGTATACAGGCATCTCTTCCCGTTGTGATTTCTGGCGCTGGAGATACTGAGCCGGTGACTCCGGATCAACGGCAATGCTGACCACCGTCTTTTCCTGTGGCGGGTTTTGCTGGTGGGCGTGAGGCAGCGGCGCAAGATTTTTTGTGCGCTGCTTCAGTATGCTGGTGGCGGTCTGCTCTCCCGGTACGATGTCGCTTTCACGGTACATTGAGCGGATTTTTTCCGCACGCAACCCCAGCGAACGACGTAATACCGCTTCCGGTAGCGCGTCCGCCACCTGATTGCGGACCGCCCACCAGGATAATTCAGCCAAAGATAATTCACGCTCCTGCGTACCGCTTATTGCGTGACCGATGACGTCAATCATCCATGCTGACAGGTTTTGATGAGCAAGTTGCTCGAGTGATTCGGATGTCTGGTCACGCAGCTGGTTGTCGCAGTGCCAGCACAACACCATCGCGCCGGTACCATAACGGTGAATGACGGTTTCGCTGTGATGATAATCGCCGTGTGGCCACTGGCAGGATTTAATATGGCGCAACAGCCAGTCAGACAATGCACCAGCACCACCAGCAGCACGAATCACCCGTGCGTTACTGAAAAACGGCAGCAATGTTTTGTCTTCCACCAGCGGCTGGCGAGCGGCAGGAACGACCCCGGACGGCAGATTACGCATGCTTTTTGGTTCCGGCTCCACCAGTATTCTGCCGTTATGGAATGCTGACATTGATTCACGGCCTGGCTTAACGATAACCAGACCGAGTTCCGGTACCAGAACAGGTCGAAGTAATACCCGCACATTACCTCCAGATCCGTTGCTGGAATGTGCGGGACGGACGCGCTGGCCGTTCGGAGTAAGGGAGCCTGACGGAGATTATCCAGTGACGGTAGTCGAGGCTAAGGGCTTTTTTAACCTCGCATCCGCGCCTGCGGTAACACTGAATGAGCCATTCGGCCTGTTCTTCAGTGCATGGGGGATGCTGGTACCAGTCAGATTTGAATGCGTGAAAACACCGTCCGCGCCTGCTGGCAAAGACGGCAGAATCATCAGAATTGTATAATTTGGTATCGTGCGCCATCGGTTGTCTCTGCTGGCGCAGCAGGTGCCAGTTGTTCAGGCTGGCCTGTGGATTGTAAACCAGAATACGTAAAACAAAAACCCGCCGAGGCGGGTATGAATGAGAATTATTTTTGTTTTATGGTAAATGAAATAACATTGTCAGAATGAATCATATCTGATTCTTTAAATCGTGTAATTGCAGATAACTCATTTAAAGGAAGAGCAAAGATATCAGTTAACTCAGTTACCTTTATGATTGAATGCTTATCAAGAAGTAAAAGTAACTTATTAAGTAACTCAGGCTCTTCTTTTGGGATTGCATCATCTAACGGCTCCCTACGATGGAATGGCGCTAATTGCTTAAATATATAGCTTTTCTGATTATCGCTAATTAACTTAAGGCTATGACTCCTCATGGCAATACTACCGATAGATGTAATCCAACGTAGTTTTAATCGTTCTAACGCTGATAAATTTGGACTATAAAATTCACGCCCGAAAGTCGTGGCTGGCATTAAAAAGCTGGAGGCAAAATAATCGGCCTGCAACTCCACTAGGTCGAATAATTCTTTATCATTCAGGTAGTCATCCTCCACTGCCCTATGCATAATTAAATGGCCAAGTTCATGAGCAAGACTAAATCGCATGCGAACAGCCGTCTTCGAGCTATCTAACATAATTAAAGGCCGCCCATTATGCCAGAACGAAAAGGCATCAACTTTCTCACCAGAAGGTAAATGAGAAACCACGATTCCTTTATTTTCAACAAGTCTAGTTAAATTGAGTATTGGACCATCACCTAACCCCCAAAAACGCCTTAATTGGGTGGACATATCCTCAATATCAGATAGAGACAGAACCTCAAAATCAATAATATCGAATTCAGGCAGAACCACATCTGGTAATTGAGCATATTTTAGACATTCATCCAATATTAATGCCGCCCAACGCCCACGTGTTTTCCCTGTAACTCGAGCCTTTTTGGTCGCAGTTGAACGACTTCTAAAATGAATCGCCCCCTCCAGAGATGGAGAAGCACTGGAGGCTAAGAAAAATCGTTCTGGAAATCCTAACACCTTGGCTATTGCAGAAAGTGTATCAGCAGAGGGAGACTTCAACCCCTTCTCAAATGACGAAATAGCTTGTCTTGAAATATTGAGCACTCTGGCAAGTTCAGCCATCGTCAACCCTTTTGCCTCTCTTGCCTCCTCAAGGCGACGAGGATTAAACGATTTATCAGTAAATGGTGTTTGTGCGATATTCATGCTCATGATTGCTGTGATTTAATTATTTGCTCGGTAAGAATCTTGATTTTATCTTCAATCTCAGAATCCACATTTTCTGCTTCAACTTCTACCATCGTCATAATTGGTAAAGACTCAGTATAAAGAATCCCGTAATTATCCGAAGAAGGAACAGTTAAATTCAGTTTGGACAAGTGCTGATTACTGCCATCATGTAACATATAAACATGTCCACCAGACGCTCTCCCATCCAGGGAGTCGGCATTTTCATCCCCAAAATTCAATTCATAATTTTGATTAGCGTAAACAGCTCTATACAATGCCTGCTTAGGAAGTGGCGCATTACCCGATAAATGATGTGCCGTCATTTTCCAGTTGTTCGAGTGAATCGCAATGTGTTTACAATTTTTAGCAGCATTGCTACCGACTTCAAAATCCAGCCCCACACGCTTAGCCGCATTCTCAAGCAATGCATCGGCATAAAACCAGCGCAAATATGACTGTGCTTGAGCCCAAAAAGAACCAAACTCTTTTGCCTTCATATGCGAATGAAGATAAGCCTGTGCTAACGCGATCGAAAGCTCTTTGCGGCACTCCTTGTCATATGCTTCTAACAACTGTTGAGATAAATTCTGCATGACCGTAATATCCTTGTTGTTTTGGTGTCAACCATATTTCCATTTAACATAGACTTTGTCAACCAGATAGATGCTAGGAAAACCCGCCGAAGCGGGTTAAGCGCGGGTGCATTGAGGATGCCTGACTCATCAGAGGTGGCGAGGGATTTCTCCCCCGCCAGGTCTCTTACTCCTCAGGTTCGTAAGCTGTGAAGACAGCGACCTCCGTCTGGCCGGTTCGGATTCGTACCTCGCAGAGGTCTTTCCTCGTTACCAGTGCCGTCACTATGACGGTTAAACAGATGACGATCAGGGCGATTAGCATCGCCTTTTGCTGCTTCATAGCCTGCTTCTCCTTGCCTTTCGGCACGTAAGAGGCTAACCTACGTGTGTAGAGCATAGATATGGCCTCAGATTAATGTTAAGCGTCTTGCCGGACGCGTAATGTTAACTGGGGCTTTTCTCTATCTGCCTTTTGGTGTTCATGCCTGAGACAGATAGCCTCAAGCACCCGCAGTCATTCTACCCGTTTTAGATTTCTCAGCCAACTTTATGCTCACAACATATACAAATTTCCCGGTTAAAGCTCATCATGTTAGATAGTTTTTGCGTACGCACTATTTTTTTATGTAAACTGCGCAAAAAAGTTTAGCACCCTAAATTGTTAAGGGAAAATTAAGGAAGTGTTAATGCTTGAGCAAACAGTAAAAAACATCAATTCACGCTTTGGCTGGCGCAACACCCGTAAGCTTCTTGGTTCATCACTGGGTGTAACGGCCCAAGGATTACCCCTTTTTATTGAACGTGTAAATAGTGTAGTTCAGCATAATCCCGACCTAAAAGACAGAATCGACGATTTCTGGAAAGGTTTAATTTTTAGCGGGAATCGATTACTTTCTATTTATAGAATCACCGATGAAGACGTAGCAAAATTACAAACAATTTTCACAAATCAGAAAAAGGACAATAGCCCCTTCTCAGAAAAATACCCAACTCCTTTATCCAGAGAGGAGCTGTTAGTTGCTGATACTGAGCTGCATTTTGCTGAACTACGTCAAGATATCATTCGTGATAAACAAATTGACACTGCTGTTTTTTTATCCAAAGCGTATTACACTGAAGTGATAGAGCTTGACCCAACACATCTTAGCGATGCGGGTATGGAATTACGTGCTAATGGTGGAGAAATAAAATGCAAAACACGCCAAGTCACGCAATGCTTTAATACCATCATGCTAATGCCTGCAGAAAAAATATTAATTCTTACGATTGATTTATCTATCCTTCCAAGAAGTGAATCACAGCCTCAACAATACCTTGTGGCTAAATTTATAAAAAAGAAGCTGGCGTTATTTTAAACAATCCTCTTGAATTATTTGGTTCAATACAAGATCTTTACGAAAAAGTAGATGGCAGAATTTCTCATGTATCTTTTATCACCTCAGATGGCAATACAAGTTCTTTAAAACTCAAACCAAGTCAAAAGTGTTTGCGTCAAGATGTTTACCATCATAGTGGAGAGTCCGCAAGCCCAATATTGACAAAGTTTAAGTTGGGAAAAATTTGGGATTTACCACAAAGTTCTTCACATATTTTATCAGTAGAGTTAATATTACCAGGAAAAAGGACAATGCTTGATAATCCTAGAATTAGGTTGCATGAAGCAATTGCGAAGAACTGTAACAACATTGATTCGATTATATTTATTGTTGAAAAAATATTGGATTCTGTTAAGTCCTGTGAAGAGAAAAGAAGAGCGAGATCATCAGGCCATAAATGAAAAAGAGTATATATCACGACATTATCACGCAAATAGAGCAGGATTTTAATGATCCTGTTCGCAGTGTGTGTCGTGATCTTTTTCTTTTTCTGGTTAGTAAAGATGCTAAAAATATCAATCACTTTACATACAAAACCCTTATCAATGGTTTAACCTATCTAACTGATACGAAAGATGACTATATCCTGCTAATAAAAGCAACTGATTATTTATCTAGCTATAAAGCACATCTATTGGATATGCATTTTCAATACATTGATAATTTAACGGAAGAACCAATACCAGTTGAAGATGATCTTATTTCCTATGCTTTAGACACAGGAAGTTTTTACCATCCAGAAACTGGCGAATTGGTTGATAATTTTAGCCAGTATCTTTATCCATACTTTACTCCTTCGAGTCTTTTGGAGAGTCTGCATGAGTGATGTAAACATCTGTACTGCAGACCTTCAATCATTAATTAGAATGGATCCTGAATTTAGGGGAATGGTTCAAAGAAAATTAGCTGCAGACAAAAATATTTTTGTAAAGCAACTCTATGAAGATTTAGACGACGCTATTCAGAATTTAGAAAATGACAAACACTTCTATCAAGATGCTAAGTGGGGAGAGGACGAGCTAACAGCGTCGATCAAAAATTTCCTGAAAGGTAGGTTTTATGATGTTGAACATGATACTCAACATGGCGGTCACGTTGATTTATTAGTTAAACATCAATTCGGAAAATTCGAATGGATCGGTGAAGCAAAATTATGGAGAGGCCCCAAATCTATTCATAATGGCTGGATTCAGCTAACCGAACGTTACGGCACGGGTACGTCACGTGACGATCATGGAGGAATTCTAATTTATATAAAGTCTGACAAATCAGCAGTAAAATTCAATGAATGGAAAGAATTTTTCTCTACGACCGTTTCGGACGCAGAAATTGAAGCGGAAGGCTCTCCCCTCCGCTTTAAGAGTATCACAAAGCATCCAGCAACAGCGCTTCCATATCATGTAAGACACATGGGAGTATCCTTATACCATTACACTGGTAAAAAAACCGCTGACTCTTAACTGGTAATTGCTATATATCCAGTCAAAAAACCTAAGGCTTTTTGCAATCTTTTACGAATTGTTCCATCTGAACATCCTTGTTGCTTTGCAATAGCACGAAGAGATAAACCAATCACGAAATGAGCAACAATTAACTCATATTCTTGTTGCTTATATCTTTCTAACATAAGGATACTAATGTCAATAATTCGCCCTTCATCATTGCTGCACTGACGACGTGATTTTTTACCATGAGGAACAACATTTTTATATTTATCAGCTATTTCCTGCCAATCAATAGAACTATTACCAGCCACAACCCAAGCCCCCCCAATCGTCTAAAATCTCACATATATCAACATTACTATCCATCTGTTTTTTATTTTCTATTTTGAAATAACCAAGCAGCATTCTAGCCATTGTTGTTATTTCTATACTTGTAACTGACTCATAAGCATGAGGAGAAACAATTCTCTCATCACTTAATGCCCAATCACTAAGGTTTGCTATTTCCAACAATCGTTCTTTAGTTATTCCCATTATTATCTCCACCGCCCTTTCGGGCGGCCTCCTGATGATTTGAGGGTGCAGGAATCCCTCCGGTTAAGGATTTAATAAAAATCGTTTCTGATTTAAATCTTCAGTATTTAGTTGTTAGTCGGTTTATAGCCTTTATGCTTCGGCCTTATTTCTCAGCCATACACAAACCGGGCCATCTTCGGTGTCATGTATTGAACCAATAAACCATCCATTGCCCTCTGGTCGTTCCGGTTCCCATGCAGAAATATCAGCATCACACGCATCAAGGTCAGCACATCCTTCATCTCTGAAGCAGAGGACGTATTGAAGATTATTTTCCTCCATCCAGGCGTTAAACTCTTCCGTTGAAATATATTCCCGACCGTCACAGAATTTTTCATATTCAGGATGCGTCCAGCAGCCATATTCATCACGTACTACTGGTATTTCTTTGATTTCATTCATTTCTGTTCTCCCACGTTTTCAGACTTTCACCACAGAACGGACAAAATGAAACCCGAACTGGTAATTTAGAAAATTCACCGGAACGCAACATCACAAAATCAGGACCGCGAGTTAAACTCTCATTCCAGATTTTGTATATCAGCAGACCTTTTCGCATCGTGTATTCAGCATCATGCTCAAGGGACTTTGCCAGTGCTGCACATGGTTCTATCTTGTTGCCATTAACCTGGCATTTTGATTCACTCACCGCACCACCTCCTCAAAATTCCCCTGATAAAACGCCAGTACGCGCTGCATAACTTCGCTCTTCCGGCACTCGAGACAGATTATGTTCAGACGCCTGTCGTAGCGGCGTATTTCGCCATCTGGTAATGACCAGATAAGGTCCGGATCAACCGCAGATGGTTTCTTCGGCTTTGCCCTTGAGAGCTTTTTACGGGCATTTTGCCAGTCCTTACGCGCCTGTTCAGACGGGAATAACCCGTAACCAGAGTTGTATACATCGCCACTGGCAACCAGCTCTCTGGCCAGAACGCTCATCAGATATCTTGTTGCCCCAGTTTTAGTTTCCAGTTGTCGTAACGTCTCGCGCCCACTCTGGCGTACGAGTTCAACAACCTGCCCTTTAATTTTTTCCCGCTCTTCTTGTGTAAAAACTTTTGCCACAAGCCCTCCTGAAAATTACCTCATGACCAGAAATTAACACTTACCCCCTGAAGCCCGGCGGAATTTCAGTGTCCGGTTCAGAAATGTGATTCACGCAACGCTGCGCAGGCGAACGCCCCAGGCGGATAACCAGTTCATCCCATTTTTCCCGGAGTTTTGCCGGACTCATGATGTTTTTTACCCAGAACGAATCCCGCTGGAGACGCCCAAACATTTCACAAATTTGTCTGTGAGTTCTGCCATCCAGCATCCGCATTGTGCGAACGTCATTGGCCCATGCTGTCCAGTTGGGTTCTTTCGGTCTAGTGATCTCGCCATCATCGCTGGCCGCCTGCTCGTAAAGACTCACGATTCGTCCCCAGATCCACTGTGCGCACACCAAATCTTCCTGACTTCCCCACTGGCGTTTTTTCGCACTGAACACAACCGCGTCAGGGTGTCGGGTTAAAAAATCCTGTTCAGCCGTCTGCGGGTCCGGTTGCGAAGCGTCCGGACAAGAAGATCTTTTATCTGACGGATCAGGTTTTAATACTGACGGATCGGGGTCAATCATCGCCCCCCTAATCGGCAGTTTTTTATCAACAGTTGATCCATCAAAATTTGACGGGTCAACCGTTGAGGGGTCAATATTTGACGGGTCAACTGTTAACGGGTCATTTTTTGCCGGGCTAATTTTTCTTTTCGGTTTATATGACTCACGCGCCGCCGCCGCAGCTGCTTCGAGTTTTTCCACATTAAGCCGATAGATATTGCTTACATTACGCCCACCGACCTTACGCTCTTCCTTCGTCAGCCAGCCCTCTTTCGCCAGTTCTGCAATAGCCGATTTCACTGTGGATTCACTTCTTGCACCGATCTGACGCCGGATAGTTTCAATGGCAGGCCATGACACGCCCTCGTCATTGCTGTAGTCTGCAAGACGGGCCATAACCGCCACCCTGGATAAGATCATGCCGGTGAAGGCGCACCCTTCCCAGACAAGACCATGAAGCTTGCTGCTCATAAAACCCCCGAACACCGTGCTTTTAGTGCATCACCACAGCATTCCCTGCCGGGCCGCCGCGATTCATCTGGTCATACAAAACAACCGCTGACGCAACAAAATCATCGACATCCTTCACCAGCCGATCCCTCCGTTCGACGATCTCACGATAATATTCAGAACTGTGGCTGCGCATACGGGCCACCAGCAAAGGCGGCATCGCCTTTTCGATCGCCGGTAACAGAGCCTGCATTTTTTCAACAGCATCAGGGGTGTCTTTCTCTACCCAGCGGAAAATTTTCTGGGTATTGCGAGCCAGGGCTTCCGGATGGCTGTCGTCATACAGTTCTGGGAACGTCATACCCAACTCAAAATAAGCCTGGGTTATTCCAGCTGCTGGAACTTTTTCGCCATCAGGACGCGCCCAGGCATTCATCGCCATGCGGATGTGTTCATGCTTGATTTTCATGAATCAACTCCCATCAGCTTTTTCGTAGTAGTTTTATTCCTGCCAATAGTTAAAATTGCATCGGCAGAAAATAATCCGTTTGATGCAAGAGCGATTTTTTCAGCGTAATTTGTTTCGCCGGTATATTCTGTGCGAGGCAATTTTCCGTTATCCATCCATTTATAGATTGCTCTTTGGCTGACACCACAAACGTCGGCCACAACAGCAACGCGAACAGTTTTGATTACATCTTCAAGTGTTTTCTGGTTCATATCACCCTCACAATGTGAACTTTGAGTACATGCTATAACAGAACTGACAGTACATTCAAGAGCGAATATCATTGAACTTATGGTTCATGAAGATAAAGCGCGTAAAGAGTTCGCCAGTAGGCTTGCGCTAGCCTGTGAAAACGCTGGTTATGAACAACATGGAAGGCAGGCAGAAATTGCCCGTCGAATGAAATTAACACCAAAAGCGGTTAGCAAATGGTTTAATGGCGAAACAATTCCTCGCCGGGAGAAATTAAGGGAATTAGCAACACTAATAGGAACAACACCAACCTATCTTTTGGGAGAGGATACAGAAGAAAGTGGACAGGTACGTTTCTATCAGGAGTTAAATCCAAGACAAAAAATCATCATTGACCTTCTGGACGAGCTCCCTGACAGTGAGACAGATGAACTTTTAAAAACTCTTGAAGAGAAAAAACAGAAGTACAATGCAATTTACGAAGAGTTAGCACGAAAGAAAAACAAAAAGCCTCTTAAACCAGCATAAATCCGGTAGCGCCTTCCTCCGGGTTTGTGCTTCACTTTATCCCATCTCATTTTTTTACACACAAAGTGTACTAAAAGTACTTTACAACAATGAACGAAAAGTACATTATATACCTGCCACCACCCCGCCCCACAGAATGCAGGGCAATACTTCGAGTTACCAGGCAGTGGTCAGGGGTTAAGTAGCCAGCCCGAGGCGTAAGAACATGACGGCAGGGTTCAACTTTAATAACTATGCAGCAGGTTTTTGTTCCGCTACCCCGGCGTTAAGGGGAAATGAGGTCAGCATGGATACTATCGATCTTGGCAACAGCGAATCTCTGGTATGTGGCGTGTTCCCCAACCAGGACGGTACGTTCACCGCGATGACGTATACCAGAAGCAAAACGTTTAAAACTGAAGCTGGCGCGCGTCGCTGGTTAACCAGAAACACTGACTGATGAGGTTGACGATGGAATTTAAAGATTTACCAGTACCATTCCAGGAAATGGCATCGAATGTGGTTCGCTCTCAACTGGCGACTCTTGACCTGAGTACCGTAGAAAAGGAAACCATCGATACTATATCCGGTAACGTGCGTCGTGCCTTTATAGGTCTGTATGAAGAGAAGCGCCTATTCGGCGGACAGAATTCGCCTGAAAACAAGAATCAAGCAAATGATGAGAAGCTGAAACACATTATCGCCTTACTTTTGGAAGACGCAAAACGTCTACAGCAACTGGAACCAAATGCAGGCACAGAGGCCCGCATTTGGATTGCCATGAAATCACTCAAATGTGAAAGCAGTGATTATTTCAAAACAACAATTAAAACTACTCAACTTTCGGGAGAGCTACTGAAGAAATTGCCATAAGAGCATGGTCTTTCTCTTGTTCTGCAAGATGAGCATTAATACCTGGTATGGTTTTTTCAAATTTATCTATCTGTTGAATAACAACTTCGCGGTATACGTTTGTTTTTGTACCACCAAGCGCAGCCGTTAATGCAGAAAGCATATTTAGTATCATATCAGTGCGATATGAAAGAATCCTGATAGCTTCATCTTGTTCTTCAATAATAGATTGCAGGGCCTCAATTTGCTTTTTATCCATTTCACCCTCCTGAGGGTTGGTAATTAAGGAGTTCTCCACGGGTCAGGTGGAGTGCGTGCGCCGGACACGGGTGAGCATCCGGCACTGACAGCTTACTGAAAGGATATGTCCCTGAAAAGTCAGGGCATAACGCGAAAGCGCACGGCGAAATTGGTCTCTCTGTACGGTGTCGTTAAATTTAGTTCGACCGTGCGCTTCCGGTTGTGGCACTCCGCGAAATGGCGCGGCGGTAAGTATGGCTGGGGTTTCCTCCATTGCTCCAGAAAATGCACCGGGTTGTCAGGTTGACCATACGCTTAAGTGACAACCCCGCTACAACGCCCTCTGTTATCAATTTTCTGGTGACATTTGGCGGTATCAGTTTTACTCCGTGACTGCTCTGCCGCCCTTTTTAAAGTGAATTTTGTGATGCGGTGAATGCGGCTATGCGCACGCGGAACAGTTAAAGCAGTAAGGCGGTATTTTACGGGCGTAACGAGCATCAACTAACCCGGCGTTAATTGTTAACTGGTTAACGTCACCTGGAGGCACCAGGCACTGCATCACAAAATTCATTGTTGAGGACGCGATAATGGAAACGTTATTACCAAACGTTAATACGTCTGAAGGTTGTTTTGATATTGGTGTTCTGCTCAGTAACCGGGAGTTTACTGAAGATGCCATTAATATGAGGAAATATGAGCCTTATCTGCTCAATGATAATTCCATACTTTCCCGAATTGCTCTTCTTGAACTTGGTATTTTCGGAGAACGTCAATGACTTCAGCATTTGCACTGATGATGACGGTTTTTCTTATAACGGGTGAATCACAGAATGTGATTACCGGAATTTATGCAAGTAAAGAATCCTGCCTCCAGGCAAGAGACGAGCAAAAAATTTCTGGTGAATGCCTCCCGCTAAAAAAAGTATCGCTGTACCTGAATAACGAAACACCGGCTGGATAACCCTCCAGCCATATTAACACCATACCAACGGATTAAAAATGCCAGCAATGGCAGGGATTCGTTCACCCTGAAATCTGTAATGAGGTTAAAACAAAATGAGTAAGGTCTTTATTTGCGCTGCTATTCCTGATGAACAGGCCATAAAAGAAGATAGCGCTGTTGCGGTGGCCACTGCCATTGAAGCCGGTGATGAGCGTCGCGCACGCGCAAAATTTCATTGGCAATTTCTGGAGCAATTCCCTGCAGCTCAGGACTGCGCTTATAAATTTCTTGTTTGCGAGGATAAACCCGGTATACCCCGCCCTGCCCTCGATTCCTGGGATGCTGAATATATGCAGGAAAACCGCTGGGATGAGGAGTCTGCTTCCTTTGTCCCGGTTGAGACTGAATCAGATCCGATGAACGTCACTTTTGACAAGCTGGCCCCTGAAGTACAGAACGCTGTCATGGTTAAGTTCGACACATGTGAAAACATCACCGTTGATATGGTTATTAGCGCACAGGAATTGTTGCAGGAAGACATGGCAACATTCGACGGACATATCGTTGAAGCGTTGATGAAAATGCCAGAAGTTAACGCCATGTATCCGGAGCTTAAGCTGCATGCCATCGGGTGGGTTAAGCATAAATGTAAGCCTGGTGCCAAATGGCCCGAAATTCAGGCAGAGATGCGCATCTGGAAAAAACGTCGCGAAGGTGAACGCAAGGAAACCGGAAAATACACGTCTGTTATTGATCTCGCCCGCGCCAGAACCAATCAACAGCACAGTGAAAATTCAACAGGAAAAATCAGCCCGGTCATTGCTGCCATTCATCGCGAATACAAGCAGACATGGAAAACACTGGATGACGAACTGGCCTACGCTCTCTGGCCTGGTGATGTGGATGCCGGAAACATTGACGGCAGCATCCATCGCTGGGCAAAAAATGAAGTTATCGACAACGACCGCGAAGACTGGAAGCGTATCTCGGCATCAATGCGCAAACAGCCTGATGCCCTTCGCTACGACCGCCAGACTATTTTTGGCCTTGTCCGTGAGCGTCCGATCGACATTCACAAAGATCCCATAGCACTGAACAAATATATCTGCGAATACCTGACGACAAAGGGCGTGTTTGAGAATGAAGAAACAGACCTGGGCACTGTTGATGTTCTCCAGTCATCAGAAACACAAACTGATGCAGTGGAAACTGAGGTATCTGATATCCCAAAAAATGAAACCGCGCCGGAAGCTGAACCATCTGTAGAGCGTGAGGGGCCGTTCTATTTCCTCTTCGCAGATAAGGACGGAGAAAAATGCGGTCGCGCAAACAAACTTTCTGGTCTGGATAAGGCACTGGCTGCTGGCGCCACTGAAATCACAAAAGAAGAATATTTTGCCCGAAAAAATGGCACATACACGGGCTTACCGCAAAATGTAGATACCGCTGAAGATTCAGAACAACCAGAGCCGATAAAAGTTACCGCTGACGAAGTAAACAAAATTATGCAGGCAGCCAATATCAGCCAGCCTGACGCCGATAAGTTGCTTGCTGCATCACGTGGTGAATTTGTTGAAGGGATTAGTGACCCGAATGATCCGAAATGGGTTAAGGGGATCCAGACCCGCGATTCTGTGAACCAGAACCAGCATGAATCGGAACGGAACTACCAAAAAGCGGAACAAAACAGCCCAAATGCGTTACAAAACGAGCCAGAAACGAAACAGCCTGAACCAGTGGCGCAACAGGAAGTGGAAAAAGTCTGCACCGCCTGCGGTCAGACCGGCGGCGGCAACTGCCCTGATTGTGGCGCGGTGATGGGCGACGCAACATACCAGGAAACATTCGATGAAGAGTATCAGGTTGAAGTTCAGGAAGATGATCCGGAGGAAATGGAAGGCGCTGAACATCCACACAAGGAGAACACTGGCGGCAATCAGCATCACGATAGCGATAATGAAACTGGCGAGACGGCAGATCGCTCAATTAAGGTGAACGGTCATCACGAAATCACATCCACCAGCAGGACGTGTGACCATCTAATGATCGACCTTGAAACCATGGGAAAAAATCCTGATGCCCCGATCATCTCAATAGGTGCAATATTTTTCGATCCGCAAACCGGAGATATGGGACCGGAATTTAGTAAGACTATCGATCTGGAAACTGCTGGCGGAGTCATTGATCGGGACACCATTAAATGGTGGCTTAAGCAATCACGCGAAGCGCAATCTGCCATTATGACCGATGAAATCCCGTTAGATGATGCACTGTTACAATTGCGGGAATTTATCGACGAAAACTCCGGTGAATTTTTTGTTCAGGTTTGGGGAAATGGAGCCAACTTCGACAACACGATTTTGCGCCGTTCATACGAACGGCAGGGGATCCCCTGCCCGTGGCGTTACTACAACGATCGCGATGTACGCACAATCGTTGAGCTGGGGAAAGCCATAGACTTCGATGCCAGAACGGCTATTCCATTCGAAGGTGAGCGCCATAATGCACTTGATGACGCCCGTTACCAGGCAAAATACGTTTCAGTTATCTGGCAAAAACTGATCCCGAGTCAGGCTGATTTTTAATGTTCAACCCCGGTCGTTGCCCACCAGCTATAGTGGCGGCGACCATGATTAGCGAACGACGCCCATGGCAAGACTTATTCTGCTCACTGAGTGGGCAAAAGAGGAATTCAGTGAACCGGTCCCTACTCCGAGTACGTTAAGTAAATACGCTAAAGCCGGAATGATATTTCCTCTCCCCAAAAAAGTTGGAAGACGCTGGCGAGTGGATCCGCAAGCTCGCTTTGTCGGAATGGTAAACAAGCCGGAGGTGATCGCCACAGATCACCCTGCTTTGAAGAGGATACTGGAAGATGGCGCGCCCGCGAAAATATAAAACCGATGTTCCGGGATTATCTCCGTATTTTGACAAAAGAAATAACAAAGTTTACTGGCGTTACAGGCATCCCATAACAGGCAAAAATCACGGTCTCGGCAGTATTGACCAGAAACTGGCAGAAACTATTGCAGCAGAAGCGAACAGCCGTCTTGCCCGGCAGCAAATGGAACAAATGCTCAGTCTGCAGGAGAAAATTATTAGTGATACCGGCGGTTCATCAACCGTTACCATTTTTCTGAATAATTACAGAAAAATTCAACAGGAAAGATATGAAAACGGCGAGATCAAACTCAACACGCTGAAACAGAAAGCGGCCCCTCTCAGGGTATTTGATGAACGTTTTGGCACCAGACGGTTAGATGCCATAACCGTAAAAGATGTGGTATCAGTACTGGAAGAGTACAAGGCCAGAGGACATAACAGAATGGGACAAATTTTCAGGAAAGTACTGATCGATGTTTTCCGGGAAGCTCAGCAAACGGGCGATGTCCCGCCAGGCTTTAACCCTGCAGAATCGGCAAAAAAACCGCAGGTGCGGATATCAAGACAGCGACTGACTTTTGATGAGTGGATGATGATTTATAACGCAGCGGAAAAGGATGGTTACTTTTTACAGCGCGGTATGCTGCTGGCACTGATGACAGGCCAGCGCCTTTCAGATATTTGCAAAATGCAATTTTCGGATATCCGGGATGGTTATCTTCATGTCGAACAGCAAAAAACAGGAACCCGGATTGCCATCCCTCTGGCTCTGCGTTGCGATAAATTAAATCTCACCCTGGATGATGTGGTGTCATCCTGCCGCGATTGCGTTCTTAGTCCGTGGCTATTGCACCACCATCACGCGAAAGGGACAGCTAAGCGCGGCGGGATGGTTAAGCCAGCAACATTAACCGTTGCATTTAAAAAAGCCCGGGATTCTGTGGATTACAACTGGCGTGCTAATGGCACCCCTCCCTCTTTCCATGAGCAGAGATCTTTATCAGAGCGATTGTTCAGAGAGCAGGGGGTTGATACCAAAATTTTGCTAGGCCATTCGAATCAAAAAATGACCGATATTTACAACGACGCACGCGGTAAGGAATGGAAAAAACTGGTCATTTGA